ATGTGTTTGTGTAACAGTTCCAAGATTAGCATTCGCTGAAACAGACGAAATAGTCTTACTTATATTTTCTTGTACAGTACCAATAGAACCAGTAGCTGCTACAGAATTTATTGTTTTATTGCTGTTGTGTGTTTGTGTAACAACACCTATGTTATTGGTAGATGAAACAGAAGTTAAAGTTAGTGCTAAGTTTACAGAAGGTGTGCCAACTGCAGAAGTTGCGGAAACACTACTTTCAGCGGGAGTGTTGTTAGTATTGACGCTGCCAACATTAATAGTGCCGGAAACTGCAGTAACAGATTTATTTACATTTTCTTTTACAGTCCCAATATTGCCTACAGCCAAAACTGAAGATACAGTTTTATTACTGTTAGCAACTTTAATAATATTTCCAATATTTACAGTAGCAGAAACAGAGGATAAAATTACTGAATCGCCACTGAGTAATACTACGTTTGCTACACTTATGGTAGCAGATACAGAAGATACAGATTTAACTGCAGAAGAAGATGGAGTTACTGTTCCAATACTACCTGTAGCAGATACTGAAGCTACGATTTTATTGCTGTTGTGTGTTTGTGTAACAGTCCCAATATTTGCACTAGCACTTACAGAAGAAAGTACTACACTTAGGCCAGTTGGCCCTGCAAGGGTAGAAAACGGCGCTTCTGAAAATGCATTAATTGAAAACATTGTTGAACCCAGTGTTCTATATAGTTTTATCTATTTTTATTTGTTTGTCAAGTAAAATGTTACTTATAGTTTAGCAATCGGTAGCGTCTTCAAACTCATTGAGTAGTTTTAGTTGTGCGTAAATACCCGGTAAAAAATCTCCCGTAGGCACATCCATTGTATAGCACCAATCACAAACAGGTCTTGAACTACTTTGCCTCGCAGTTTCATTTGCGTATATAGTAACAAATACGGTGGCATAGAGGTTACTGGTATTTGGATTGTGTATTTTTACACGACTAACTTTAGCATAAGCAGCGGAAAAACCTGCGCCTACATCAGTTTCAGCAATATTAACTTGTAAAGCCATTTTAAATTTTCCTTAACTAACTATTAATAATCTACTTCAGTAGTATATACTGTGGCACCCCAACGAATATTGGTAGATGCAGCACCTGTGCCATTAACGGTAAATGCTCCAGTTGTTGTATCTATTGAAATACCACAGTCCCAACTAGAGGCACCCGAATCTGCTGCAATAACAGTTTTTGTTAGTGACCCAACTAATGCAGCAGTACCAGCACTAGCACCTATTTTTATACAGCCTAGCAATTCCCATGCTTTAGTATCGCCACCTCCAGTAACATGAGCAATTACCATAGCTTTAAATGCAACAGCTTGATTGGGGTCTAAGAGAATTTGATTTGAAGCAGTTACTGCGTTGTATGATCCTAATAATGTTTGTGTTGCATCCGTAGTGTCATTTCCTAAAACGTGAATGCCTGAAGTAACAGCATTTGTATCAGAAGCTGGGTTTCTACTTCCTATTATAAAGGCAACCTTTCTAGCTTTAGAATCGGTATTGTATCCACAGGTTACTGTTTTTTCTCCGTCATTTTCGTTATAATAACCTAATGCAACGCTAGATTCTCCTGAACAAGTATTAAAAAACCCACCGGCAGCAAAAGAATAGTCACCAGAACAACTGTGAGTATTTCCTAAAGCTACAGCAGTGTATCCAGATGCAGTGCCACTTGATCCAACGGCAAAAGAATAGTCGCCCGTAGCATCCGTACCACTTCCCAGTGCTACAGAGTAGTCATTAGTTGAATCAACAGCATTTCCTATTCCTACAGAACCCGTGTTAGTTGCATCAGATGCACGGCCACCGGCAAGAGAATATGTTCCTGAACTTGTATTACCACGGCCTCCTACAACAGTAGATTGACTTCCAGAAGCTGTGTTTTGACGACCACCTACAATTGACGATAGACCGCCTGAAGCAACTTGATCGGCGCTAGTTCTGTTTACTTGTAGATCAACAGATTCCCCAGCCCTTTTATTTCCCCCAGTGGTGGTGCTATCTGGAACTTGCAATAGAAAAGCGCCGGTCCCTTTTGGACCTAGTACAACATCAATATTTGTCTCTGTTCCATTTGCAATAAGGCTATGCGTTGGGACAGTATCATTAGGAGATGACGTGCTTTCTGCTTCTGTAAAATGAGTTAAACCACCCCCACCTCCACCGATGCCCAAATCAGATGGGGTTATTTTCTTCATAACTCCACCGTCGTTAACTAGAACGTGATCTGCATCGCTTGAACTTGTCGTTGTTGTAGGCGCATCTGCATTGGCCGTGCCTACCAGAGTACCTGTTACTGATGGTAAAGTAGAAGTCACATTTCCAGAAAAATTTGCATGGGCAGGGGCTTTTAGTCCAGCGTAGTGTGCATTTGAACTTTCGCAGTACAGACGAACTTCTGATTGTGTGCCACCATTTTTTACAGAAACGACGCCACTTTCTATAGAAACACCGTTGCTGCCATCAATCTGAACTACACCCGTGCCGTTGGGTGTAAGTGCAATGTTGCCATTACCATCTGTACTGGTAATCGTATTACCATTAATATTAATATTATCAATTTGTGCTTCAGTAATTGCACTGTTTGTGCCAATAGTTGTACCATCAATAGCACCGCCATCAATGTTTACGCTGTCCGCTGCCTGAGTGGCAATAGTCCCAAGGCCCAAACTAGTTCTGGCAGTAGAACCTGTTTCTAAAACAAAGTTTGATCCATTGCCCACAATAATGCCACCATCCGTAACGGCAAGACCAGCAACATCTTGAAGTTGTGCATCAAGTGACGAAGTTAAATTTGTTATTGTGTTACTAGCACCACTAATTGTTTTATTTGTCAAAGTAGACGTGCTAGTATCTGTAACAACATTAGTAACATTTAAAATGTCAGAAAGATTTGTCATAATAAATTACACCTTTACACATCGCCTGTGTTTGTAGATGGGTACGATCTACCCGGACCCCAAATAATTCGTACAGCACCCTGTGCGCCAGAACCACCTGCTCCTGTATAATCATCGTCATCAGCGCCACCGCCACCGCCATACGCGCCACCGTTAGATGAAGAGTTTCCGACTGTTCCGTTAGCACCGCCGGACCCGCCGTTACCCCCTTGACCAGCCGATGGAAGCGAACCAGAAGAACCTTCTCCAAGTATTCCTACACCGCCGCCGCCGCCGCAGTTATTAAACGTACAAGTGCCACCTGAACCGCCGCCACCTGAACCAGAACTGGCTGATAATCCATCTGCAGTAACATAGGAGTTATTGTTTCCCATGTGGCCATGACCGCCGTTGCCAGAATATCCAGCAGCACCACCGCCAGCACCACCAGCGTAATTCCAAGAAGCTAATCCCCCCTTGCCACCTGTGCCGCCGCCGTCTCTTTCTGTACCCTCGCTTATCCCTCCAACACCGTGTGTATTTGATTGAAATGTAGTTCCATACGCCTGCGCTTTTGTACCGCCCGTACCTTTACGACCACGAAGTAGAACAGTTGATCCTCTTTTAATAAACGACGCCTGTCCATCAGAACCATCTGTAGAATAATTAGCACCACCCGAACCGCCTGCACCAACCTGCACAGTCAAACTTTCTCCAGACGTTACATCAAAAGTTCCGTAGGCTAGACCACCTCCACCACCGCCAGCACCACCGCGGTTGCTTCCAGTACCGGCAGCACCACCACCACCTCCAACTACAACTGCACTGATAGAAGTTATACCACTAGGTACTACAAAAGTATAAGTTCCTACCGATGTGTATGCAGTCTGACCCGGATCAGCAACAGTACCAGCAGTTACAGTACCAATATTTCCAGTAGCCGAAACTCCAGAAACATTTCTTGTGGCTTCATCTGAAAAAGTCATATGAAATGTTGCTGCTTGCTGTGCATTACCTTCATCTGTAAATGAAGCAGTAACATCCGACAAAGCGTTATCTTGTGTTGAGAAGCCAATTATACTAGATTCTTTACCTATGAAAGTATTAAGTGCCTCACCAACCAGTTCAGAAAAAGTAGAGTCAAAAGTGGGGGTATTAAAAGTTGCATTGCTAGTAGATACTGACGTGTTCGTACATGTAGTTTTAACACCTACTACAAGTGCAGGCGATACGGCACCCAGCGTAGTTAAATTTTGTACTTGATTGCTTACCTGACCAAGTTCACTACTACCAAAAGTGTAATCATACGTTCCCACATAATTAATAGGAGAAGAAGGAGTAAAAAATAAAATTGTGTGTTCTATTACTTCTGCGTTACCTGATGTAACCGTACCAGAAGATATATCAGAACTTGTCATAATTTTAAAACTAAAATCATGCCGATATCCGCTGTAGCCACTTCTCGTAGCACTTGACGTACCTATTAATGTCCATCCCGAATTAAGATTAGACGATGGAGCAACTGCAACTTCACCTCTTATTCTTCGTTCCCATAAAATTGCTAAGTCGCCTACAGACCCCGCAGATAAACTTGTAGTTAAGGTACTGCTGTTAAAACTTGTTACATTTTCTTCATATGTTCTTGCATTAAAAGATAAAGAAAATCCACTGGATGCTGTTAAAAGTTGATTACGCGCAGCAAACATTACTGATAATCCTGTGTCGCTGTTCCGTACCAGTTTGTTCCATCAGAAATAAAACTTATAATATCAATAGCATTTGTTGTAGCTGTAATTGTAGGTGCAGTGCCGCCGGGAAACTTTACATTAGTAAATGTAGCAGTGTTACTACCACCCTGCGTAAGTTTTAAAATAAAACTTTTTCCTGTTGCTGCTGTGGGCATGGTAAAAGTACAGTTACCATTTAAGGTTGCAGTTTGAAACGTGCCGCTTGTTAAACTAAAAGTGTGTGACGTGCCGGTATTGCCAATAGCAACGGTGCCTTCAGTATAATTATTTATTGTTGGGTTAGTTAGTGTTTTATTGGTTAATGTTTGTGTACCCGTAAGAGTTACTGCACTACCTCCTGCAGCACCCACAGTAGTAAAGACACGCCAATCCGATCCCATATATAATAATCGTATAACGACATTTGAAATATCACATACTAAATCTGACGCATTGCCTTGAATAGTATTACCATTACGGCCAATTGTAAGATTGTTGGAGTTAAAAGTACCCGCAGCATCAGCAATAATAATTTCATCATTTTCGCGGGGGGAAGAAGGAAGAGTCAGAGTAAATGCACTGCTAGTTGTATTTGCTAATACAGTTTCAAAAGCCACTAAATTTGTTGCTGAAGAATAGGTATTTTGTTTACGCACTTTTTCAGCAGGTTGAGTAACAAAAATATCTTTGCTGCCAGCACCCCAATCTACTGCCGAATCACTATTACTAGATTGTAAAATAGTTGTACGGGCTAATGTCGTGCCAGATAATGTATAGGTGCCGATACCTACCTCAAAATCTGTTCCATCTGTACAACAATAGTATGTAGTATTACCATTTCCAACAACAGAAAACGACTCAAACCCCGTAGAAGCACCACCTAAAGTATAGGTGCCTGTACCCGTGGTTGTAGTCGTTTCCTTAATGCGATCAGCAAGGATTAGTGACATTACACCTCTCCTTTATTCAATACGAATTATTGCGGCGTCACCGTTTGTTCCAGTACCGGGAAATTGGATTGTAAGATCACCAGCAGTAGCAGATACTGTACCACCAAAACTAATAACCGCGATAGCTTTATTACCGTTAGTAGCATTGTAGATAAGACAACCTGCAGTTGAAACAGTTACAGTTGAAAAAGTTTCATTTGCAATATCTACAAATGCGCGATTTCCAGTTTGGTTAGTTGTGACAGTAACACTATCTAAAACTTGACCACCAGCAGAATAACCAGTACCGCTTGCTTCGTCTGAGTTATCTGTTATATTACTGTAATTAGTTGTGGCCGCGCCGTATGTTCCAGATTCGCTCGATTTTATTAGTGCAACTTTAAGTTGGTCATTAGCAAGGTCATGTCCTTCTGCTAAAATTTCACCCTTAAAACTGTTGCACATTGCCGTTGTAATTGCCATTTTGTTTCTCCTGTATCATGGCATCTAGATAAAGGGGCAACCCGAAAGCTGCCCCCTATTTTAGTTATGCAAGTGCGTCACGATCTACTTCATCAGCAGCAGTGTCGCCCATATCGGTGCAATCCATAAGAACTGCCCAGATACGGAATTTGCCTGAAGAAACTGCACCACCTGAAAGGGTAGCAATCGTTACGTCAATGTTGTCGTCAGCAACAGCCATTACAGGCTGGTAAGCTGCAGGATTTTGAGCAACTACGCCAGCGGCAGAAGTAGCATCAAAACCGTCAACAAACACGTCAGCATCAACCATACCCAAGTCTACAGTAAATGTAGAACCATCGGTTTGCGTGTCAACTTCAATACCTGCATTGAGAACCATTGTCCCTTTTGGAACAGCAATTACAGGAACGACATCAGCAGCAGCAAGTGCGGTGCCTTTGTCTGACAATGCGGTTGCCCAGTTCAAAGTAGTCTGAACCATGTACGGGTTGCGTCCGCGCTGGGAGTTGCCAGCAGCGGAACGTAGTGTGTTATCACCAAGTGCCATTGTTTAACCCTCCCTTATGCCAAGTGGTAGATGGCGTTAACAAGTGCTTCAGGACGAAGAATCTTGCGGCCATACAGATGCATACCACGGACAATGTCAGCGAAGCTGTCCGGGTCACGGTAGGTTTCAGTCTTATTAATCTGCTCTGCAGTAGCAACAGCAGAAGAATGTCCTGCAACAATCACACCGTAGTTAGTTGTGCTGTTTGCGCCAGCGAATGACGAACCAGTACCAACTGAAGGTAGGTTGTTAGACTGATACACTTGGAAGCCGTGGATTTGAGTAGAAATCTGACCATTTTGAAGACCAGAACCACCAAAGTCAGCGTTGAACAGACGAGAATCCTCATCCTTCAATACTTCCATGAACACTGGATCAAGCACAATCCAACGACCTTGTGAGTCCACATTTTGCTGGTCAAGAAGACGAGCCATACGTGCAATCAGAGTCAATGGGTGTGTGTCACCAGCAGCAGGAGTTGCGTCAGTTGCGCCACCAGTACGAGGCTGGATAGCAATAGCAGCACCTGATGATCCTACTGAACCTGCACCGTCAGAGAAGTCAGATGCGTCCAACTTCATTGATGCAAGCAGTTCGTCTGAACCAGCAGTAGATACAGCCTTTGAACCATTTACGGTTGTGTTAGCTGTGTCGGCTGCACCATGAATTGCAGACTGTTTAAAGCCTGACATATAACCAAGAACGTCTTGGTCAAACTGGTCAGCCAAACGGTACGCAGCACGGTCACTTGCCAGAGACTGGAAGTTTACGTGGCTGTGCGCCTCTTCAATGTCATCAACCTTAAATGCAAAGTAGTTAGCTTTGTCAATTGTCAGGCTGAAATCTTCATCGTCAAGGTCTTGCGGCGTGATGGTTGTACCACGGGCGTAAGCCTTAACTGTGATTTCGGGTTCCTTGATAATCTTAACGGAATCACCCATAGCAGCAATTTCACCAAAGTAGTCAGAGTTGGTGATTGCTTCAGCAACAGCAGACTTGCGGAAAGCAAGTTGCACCTGTTTGCTGTAAATTACGGGAGAAAAATTACCGTTAGGAAGATTACCATAACCACTAGCAGTAGTGAATGCCATGATATTATCTCCTATTTAGCATTTTACAGATACAAACTCGCAAGACTAATCAGGAGGCTGATTCACATTGGGTGCGTATTCTGGAGGGTGGCCGCCCTACCATTCAACGGGCCATGTTCGTCAGGTAATCCGTAAGACTTGGCTGTTTGCGGTTTTGGTGCAAGCAGGTAGCGAACCCACTTACACCTTTGTTGTGTATAGTTATACTTACAAATAACTATTTGTCAACACTTTTTTATCGGGCATTACCCGACACATCATAGACAAACTTTCCAGAACGGATAGCTTCCATGATTTCGTCAGACCTCGATTCATACTCTTGTGGTGACATCTTCTGTACTTCCGACTCTTTTAGGTACGACGAGGCTTCATTCTCTTGCGGTTTACTGCGACTATTTTTTGTGGACACAGACTTGGCTGCGTCTTTGTCTGACTTGGGTTTCTTTTTGCCAATACCCATATCAGCTTTGTAGAGGTCAATCGCCCTAGCAGCAGAACGTGCGTCGTTGTCGTTTTCATAAAGCGCATCCTGCACCCACTTGGGTTGCTCTTCAGCCCACTCGTGGAAGCTGTCGCTATCACGAATAGTGTCAAAGTCTGGGTGCAGTCGCATCAGTTCTGCTTCTGCTTTTTCTTTTGTTGCAGACAGTTGCATCTCGTCAATTGCTTTGATACGATCTTCAAGTGCGCTTGATTGCTCTCGCGCTTTCTTCATTGCAATTGTTTCTACGATAGCTGCAACGTCTGGATAATCCTTTGCCCATTGTTCAATGTCTTCATCTGACTTAGGCAGACGCATTTCTTTTTTGGTAGCTGCGTCTAGCTGTGTACGTAGTTCAGCAATCTCTTTTTTAAAGTCGTCAGCTTGCTGCTGTTGATGTCTACGCAGATCAGAGTATCGTTTCTTGAACGTCTTCTCTTCTGGATTAGCAGGTTCTTGCTCTTCTTCTACGGCCTCTTCTTTTTCGCCACGCTGTTCTTTGAGCATCTGCTCCAGTTCTTCTTCTTCCATTTTGCGTTTCTCTTCGTTGGTATACTTACGATTTGCAAACGCTACTTTCTTGGGTGACTGCATTTCTTCAGCCATTATTTTTGCGGCTTCTGCCATTTTGTTTTTCTCCTAGTTGGGGCCAACCGTAGCCACGTCGGGTGGGGGATAGGGTAGCCAACATATGTGAGACTATTTTTTAGAAGCTAGTCCACCACGCTTCATCTTTTTAGATTTAGGTTTTTTCTTTGCTGCTAAACCGCCATCCACAAAAAATCCTCTACCTGTTTCGTATCCACCTCTAGCATCATCGCCTGTAGTTCTAGAGCCGCCACCAGAACCAATGCTGTAGCTATTTTGATCTTTAAACGGCGAAGCATTGTCATCTGTTTGTCGTGCTTGCGAAAGAGTAGGCGCACTTTGTCTTGCAGCATCTAATTCAGCTTGAGAAACAGAAACATCAGAAAATGCTTCATCATCATACCCTCTCACAATGTTTGCAGCTTCTTCATTCTGCGCCTGTCTTATCGCCTTATCGATAATTGACCCTTCCGTAAAGCCAGACCTACTCATACCATCTCTTTCACCAAAAGCCTGTCTTCGTTCTTTACTGCCGACTTTCATGTTCTGCGCTTTAGCAATCTTATTCTGAAGTGTACCTTCTTTCTGGGCTTCTCGTTTTGCTTCCTCACCCATTGCTTCGGCTCTTCTTGCAGCAAAATCACGTTGACGTGTTTCTAAAGGATTTTGTAATCTGTCTAATACAAAATTAGATTCGTCTCCTTTAAATCCCGCCTCTTTCATTCTATTGTACACTTCCGCGCTTACAGTAACAGTTTCACCATCTAAGAAAAATGTAGCGTTAACATCTTCTGGTATACCCTTACCTGTAGCAAGGGCGGCAGCTAGTCCCAGACCTCCACCATCAAAAGACACACCAACTATTGTAGCGCCGTTTTTAAAGCCTTTGCCATCGCTAACTCCACCAAGTCCTACGCGACCTCCGCCGGGGCCATACTTAGCTTCTTCTTCTGCGCGACGACGCTCATCGCTATCGTCAGTATCCACAACCCTCGCAGTTTCTACTGTAGTAGGTGTCGTTGTCACTTCTTCCGTAGCCGTTGCTGCAGGGTCAACCCAGCTATAGCCTTCAGGCAATACCTCACCCGGAAGCAACTCTCCTCTACTGCCTTTCTTAATACGTAGTTGAATTTCTTGACCTGCTTCATTACGGAAGGTAGCAAACTCAAAATCTACCTCTG